TGTTAATTAGTATCCAAGGTGTACTTTGCGAGTTGTTAATTTTAATCCAACCGTCAGTGGCAGTGGTATCTAATAAAGCAGTGTTTTCAGTTATAGCATCGGTAAATGCCGATGTTTCAGCATTTTTGTCAGCGATTGTGACATTTTCATTGATAGCATAAATAACCACAAGACTTGCTGAATTTGAATCCGCAGCACCAAAATTCTCGGTTATAGACAGCCCTAATACGGGCAGGTTACTATCAGCAATCGTGGTTGGCTCAGTAATAGATTCCAAGAAAGTGGATGGCTGAGTGCTTGTGTCTGCTGAGGTAAACCCTTCCACCATAGTATCGTAGAACACATCTGCTTCTGCATTGGTATCGGCCATGGTAACGGCTTCGGCAATACTATCTAAAAATGCGGACGATGCTGTTCTTGTGTCGGCTACTGAAAAGCCTTCTGTGATTGATAGACCGGCAACATACGCATAAGTCTCAGTCTCAGCGGCTGTGATGTTTTCTGTAACCGTGACAGGGTAGTAGTTACCACCGGCTTCATAGTCATTTAGCACCGTGTTTTCTGTGATGCTTACATTTGCAACCCAAGCAACAGTCTGGGCATCGGCTGGGCCAAAGTTTTCGGTGATTGAGTTGACATATGCATAAGACTGGGTGCTGGAGTCGGCAGGGTTAAATCCCTCAACAACACTGTCATAAAACACGTCCGCTTCTGCGTTGGTGTCGGCAGATGTTAAAACTTCGGTAATGGATAGGGCGTAGGCATTCCCTGCTAGGCTAGCAAACGGGGTCTGAGCGAAAGCGGATATGCCAAACATGATTAAGCTCCAGTTATAGCTTTGATTTCGTCAGCAGTAAGTCCAAGCGCAGTTAACTTAGCCAAAGCAGATGCCTTTACAGCTTCTTTTGCTTGTGCTTGAGCAGTTAAATTTGCTTGGTATGTTGTGTAAGCAGAATCTAATTGGGCTTGTGTAGGTTGTGTTCCTAGTTTTGAATCCCAATGTAAGATTTGATCTGCTTGGCCTTCAGGTTGTCCTGTTTGGTAGTCACCTGCGCCATAAGCAATATTGTTGACGCTGAGATAAGCAATTATTTGATTGTTTAATGTTGTCATGATTAATCCTTATTGAAGTCCATAAACTCTGATTGTGCCGTGCAATGTTTGACTATTTTGTAAATCTGTAAATTGCAAAGCGGTTATGTTGATTGTGCTACCACTTATATATTGGCTTTGATACATCATATATTGGTTTACACTATTGCTTGATGTTGGTGAATTTGTACAAACTGAACTTGATGCGCCTGTAATAGACAAAGTTCCGTTACCTAAAATCCACATATACCCACCGCTGTAATCGCCACCAATGTTATATACTCCTCCAAGTCCAGAATACGAACCGTAATTTGTATAAACAGTACTCGTATTTGCGTAAATTCTTTGATAAGCGTATCCGCTTGTAATGTAAGTTGGGCCTGAGCCAGTTCCTATTTGCGCTCCTATTTCTGAATAACCAACTGTATTTATCCCTGAAAATTCAACAAAATACCCGCTATATCCACCGATTCCTGTTATTGAAACAGAACCACCAGAAAGCGTTAAAGTTCCAAGCAATGATAAAGCACCTGCACTAGGAGTAGACCAAGTAGGAGTTCCCGACCCAGCAGAAGTCAACACTTGCCCAGAAGTACCAGCGGCAGTGAAAGAAGTTGCACCACTTCCTGTTTGGAAAGGAATAACTCCAGCGCTACCACCAGCAAGATTTGTTGATGTTCCAACAGAAACCGAACTTAGACTGGTTTGACCAGTACCACCATTAGCAGTACCCAATACACCAGTTGAACTAGCACCTTCTGCTAGAAATGATAGATTGCGAGGTATTGTCATTATTTTGCTCCAGTAGGATCAGTAGGCCAAGTCATAGTCCAAGGAAAGCCTGCTTCTTTAGGTAAATCTCTCAATGCTTGTCTGTAAGTAGCCCAAGCAGTTTTTGTTGCACTAGCCATTGGATTGTCAGGTGCTTGTGTCCAATCGCAAGCAGTTAACTTTTCATCACGTTGAGCACGAACGCTTGTGGCTTGTGTTGCATCCATTTGCGCTTGATAAGCAGCTTGATGTTGGGCAGCAGTTGTAGTCACACCATCTTCTGTTGTATCTGTAAACACAGGCCCAGCAATGAATGATGTGTACCATTGACCATTTTCTTCAACCACACCATTCGGTAAGGCTACTTGGTAAGGAGGTGTCAAAGTGGGTTGTGGGCCATCAAATACAACGTCAGCACCTAACTCATTAAGAATTTCTGTTGTGGTTTGACCCCATGATGGGCCACCAGATTGTTGTATGTGTTGCCTAAAGGCTTCTTCATACATCACTTGTCCTGTTGATCTGATTCTGATTTGCATTTTTTGTCCTTATGCGATTGAAAGGAAAATGTAACTTGCTGATGAAATGTTTGTGGTTGTTGAAGCGGTTGAACCCAATGTAAACCCACCGCTAGATGCGTATACACCATTGTTGCCTGTAACTTGTGCGGCGGCAGAGTTCCATAACAAATATGGGCTTGAAGAACTTGTAAGACCATTTGCACTATCAAAACAATACCAATTTCCAGTTGAATCAGTACGTTTAATGAGAATAAACCTAGCGCCACTAGCACCAAATCCGCAAGATATTGATTGTCCCGTTCCGTTTCCTGTGTATGAACCAACATAAGAAACACCTGTAACTGTTGCAAATAGATACGCTACGTAAGTTTGACCTGAAGCATTTGTTGTTGATGTAGAACCAACAGTAAATACTGAACTTGTTGGTGTAGTTGCATTCCAAGGTGTCGCTGAAGCTATGAATGCATTAGTTCCATTTAAAAATAAAACACCAGAATTACCAGTTGTTACATTGTAAACATACCATGAATTAGTTGCCGATCTTTCCTTTACAAACATCAATTGTGGCGCAACATTAAGATTATGATTTATGTTTTGCACAGAAGCAGTTCCTGTATAACAAACTTCATCAAAAAATCCAGGTGCTCTAGCAAAGTTCCAATAAATATAAGAACCAGCACCATAAGCTGTATACCAAAAATTATCAATATATCCTGTTTCGTTATCTAACCCATAACCATAAGTTGCCCCAGTAGCTTCAGCAAATGTATCTATTATCAAATAATTTCCATTTGTTTGTGAGTCTCCTCTTAACCTATCAATAACATAAACTTTATTGCCACCAGCTATGTAATTTGCTGGAACAAAATCAGTTACAAAACCAGTTGTAACTTGTGCTGGTGTAGAGGTAACAGATTGAACTACAGGCGCAAACACACTAGTCCCAGTAGTAGGAGTAGCCATTGGGCCTCTGCGTATGGCTATGTAGATGTATGTACGAGATGCACCAAATCCACCTGTACAAGCAAATCCTGTTGCATTTGGTGTCATTATCCCAATAAAACCATCTTGTTCTGCACTTGAATCATTGGCATAAAGAGTAAATCCATTTGTATAATTCCAACCACGCATGGTGTCTGCAATAAACCATCCACCTGTACCATCTGTTCTTTTCACTATTAAAAATTGGGGTTCCCATCCTAAATTAACACTAAATGCGCCACTACTATTAGTTGATAAAGACCCACAACTAATAATATCTTGTGTTCCTGTTAATCCAAAACCACCTGTGCCACCAGCGCCAAATATATAGGCAACGTAAGTACCGCCGGATGCGTTCATAGATGTAGCAGAACCAACGCTAAAATTAGTGCTTGTTGGTGCTGTGTTGTTCCAAATAGTTGAATTTGGGCCACCAATTGAACTTGTTGTATTCAATGTCAAATAATATTGTTCTGGAGTTACGCCACTATTTAAACTTTGATGATATACAACCCAAGCTGTTCCGTTTGAATCAGTTCTTTTAACAATAATACATCCTGGTACAGAGCCTAAATTATGATTTATTGTTTGATAAGAACCATTACCTGTATAAGTAACAATATCAAAAAACTTAGGTTGTTTACGGAATGTCCAAGATGCGTATGTTACATTATTTTGATTAACTAAAGCATTACTATCAGCGCCTAATGTAAAACCATTTGAATTAAATGAATTTAATGTATCAGTATATGAATATTGTCCAGCAGTTACATCTGTTGATAAAGCATTATTTGCGCCTCTAACAGTATCAAATAATTGATGGTCACCTCCCGATCTAGGTTTAATCCATGTCAATGCACCTGAAGTTGATTCAGTAAGACCATTATTAATAGTTTTACTAGCACTAGTACCAGTATACAAATAAGTGCTAAACACATTTTCTACATAAACAGGCAAAGATGCCGCACCACCGCCATACGCATCTTGTGTTACATTACCTGAAGTTTGCTGAAGTGGCATTGCTAATCCTTATTTGTATTGTGTAAGGCTTGCCAAAACTGTGTATGTGGCACTTCCTGTTTTTATTACAACATATCTATAGACGTCATTTCCACTTGCGTTACCAGCACTAGGAGCACCACCAATCCACTTGGGTGTTACTGATGTGCCATCAATCGTAACCGCTGAGTTGTAGTAAGCTGTTGAACCTTGAGTTGTAATCAAAGTAAAGGTCACAGATTGTCCGGTTGACAATGCTGTGTTTAATGATGTGCCTGAACTAAACGCAATGTTTAATGTCCAATTATTAGCAGCATTAGATGTGTAATATTGAACTGATCCACTTTGGATATAGAAGTTTGTTGTGCTTGATGGAGCTGATCCAACTACGTTAACAGTTTCATCAGATGTTAAAAGCGTTAAGCCAAATGTGCTTGATGAACCATTAAATGTCTGAGTAGCAGTCCATGTTTGTGCTGAACTCAATGATGGATAAGACAATGTTGACCAAGTAGGAGCACTTGTACCATTGCTTGTCAAAACCTGACCAGTTGTTCCTACACCTGTAAATCCTGTTGTATTTGCACCTGTTTGGTAAACAACTTCACCTGCAGCACCACCAGATATAGAACTAGCTGTACCAACACTAGATATGCTCATGGCAATAAATTCAACAATATCGCCTGAGTTCGCACCTACTGCCAAAACAACACTTGTGCCACTTGTAGCTGTGTAGTCAGAAGCATTTAACAAGACACCATTTATGTATACCTGTAAGTAGCCAACTGTGTAAGTTACACTAAAAGTAGTCTGTGAAGCAGTAGCTGTAAATGCTGTTCTTGTGTAAGCACCAGTTACTGAAACTGATGACCATGTAGGAGGAGCACTAGAACCTGCAGAAGTTAATACTTGACCTGATGTTCCGTAGGAGCCATTAACAGCAATAGCACCAGATGTATTGATGGTCATGGCATCGTTGGTGTTTGTACTACCATTCACCAAAAAGTGAATAGCATTACTGCTCCATGTACCAATTGCTAAATCACCACCACCTGATTCAATAAAGTTGGCATTAGCCAAACTAAAAGCATTGTTTGGATAGCCTGCTGATGTATAACTATAGGAAGCAGAGTTAGACCCCATTTCCATATAATATGTGCTTCCATAACTATTACCGCCAACAGCATAAGCGGCATAGGATGTGGCACCGTTATTTGTATTTTGCAAACTAACATTCAGATTAGAAGTGTCTGCACCTGAAAAAGTTGCAATTTGACCACTGAATGAATTGCTATATGAACCAGAACCAACATTCAACCAACCAACAGAAGTAGTTGTATTGGCTGTATAACCTGTTAGTGATAAACCTGTGGAACCATAAGTAAAAGCTGAAGAATTACTTAATGCACTAGTTCCGTTACCATATGGTACATAACCAGCTGTTAAAGATGTTAAACCAGTGCCACCAGAAGCAACAGGTAAAGTACCAGTAGTAAGAGCTGACGTTGAGGTCGCATAAACAGCCCCTCCAGAGGTAAATGTAGTAAGTCCTGTACCACCATTACCTGTTGGCAATATTGCTCCACTTGGAGCAGTTAAAACTGTACCATTTCCAAAGACAGCGTACTCTTCAGGGTAAGTGACAAATACGGTTACTGGATTACCAAATGTACTAACCGCACTTCCAGAATTACTGGAAGAGATGATAGTAGTCCTGGTCAGCGTTGGACCTGTTGTTGAATACGTACCAATACCTACTTCCCAGTTGCCAGAAGCATCTGTTGCCGCATAGTATGTGGTATTCCCATTACCAACAACAGAAAATGACTGATACCCAGTAACACCCGAGCTAAGGGTGAAACTGACTGTGGTATTGGCCGATCCTTGCTGTTGGACTCTATCAGCTAGTACTAGAGCCATTTACAGCTCCTTAAGATGTAGCAGTCGTGCTATAAGTCACTGATACTGTATCACCTGCGGTTGTGGTCTTGGCTGTTCCAAATAAACCTTCTGAGTACAAAGTACCAGCTGTTGAGCTTTGTGTGCTTACAGCTCCTGTACCTGTCACCAAGAAACAACCGTATACCGTACCGCCACCGCCTGTGATTGTATAAGTAATTGCCGTAGCAGTACTTGAAGTCACGTTTGAAGGTGTTGATCCAGTTGATGTAGATGATCCAAACACAGCTGTACCACGAACTGCTGAACCGCCAACTGTGTAGTTGGTGAACTCAGTCCATGTGTGTGAGCCCATTGTGTCTGAAGCAGACGCAGTGAATGTATTGGAAATCAAACCAAGGTAAGGCCCGACAACTGTATAAGAGCTTCCTTTGAGGAG